TGTGTTCTTAAGTTTTTAGATTTCTCTACTTCAAATTCAAATTGTATCAGCTTATCATTTGCTACAGTTTTTCTTGCTATACTTTTAGTTGTAAGCCTTACAGGTTCTACATATTCATTAACAGCCTTAGTTTCAAATTCAGGTACTGTTTCTTGTAGAAAGCCATTTAAAATATAAACCTCTGGACTGTTTATTAAATACTCTAGCCCTAATGCTTCTGCTTCTGTAATATAATCAGTATTGATTTTTACCTTTTCTGTTGCATTCACTCTAAATGTTTTTTTACCTCCCTTAAAGCTATTGGTCTTGTAGTTAGCATCATTCCAGCTTCCACCTAGTTGATTAAATGTACTAGATGATGTTGATATTGTTTTAGTAGACTTTAAAACAAATGTGTAGTAATCCCATACACCCCACTGATTCAACCAACATAACCTTATAGGTTCATAACCTTTTAGTGTTGGGCAATTTATATTAACTTTAAACGTTTCACTAACTGGTGTTGCTGAATCCATAAACCTTACAGTATAAGATGCTACAGTACCAGCTGCTATAAGCCCCTGAAAAGTAGTTGACCAATTTCGTAAGTTAGCAGGATATAATCCAACATATAAAAAGTTATATCTTGTATCATTAGTGTAGTTATCTTGTGCGCCATTTGCTGCATTAAGATCTACAGTTTCAGAACCTAAAGAAGCTCCATTAAAATCAAGATAAGTTATTTTATATTTATCTGGTAGTGCTTCCCTGAATATTGCTACAGTACCATAGTCTTCCTTATTAGCAGTTACAGTTAATGGCATATTAGTTAAAAGCCTACTATCAGATGCATTAAGCACATAGTTGTTAGGTGATGTTTCCATATCAAAACCAAAATTATTTCCTGTTTGATTAAATATTGCATTATAATCTAAATAGCCATTAAATATATTATAATTAGTGCTGTTCCTAAAATCCTGCTCAATTATAACACCTGTTGCTGTATCTAAGTATTCAACAGAAAATTGAACTGCAAAAAATTTACTTAGGTTTTCATTTCTAGAAAATTGATCTACTAAGTGTAAAGGGTAGCGACCACCTCTACCATCGTTTACTGTTTTTACAAAACTATCTTTTCCAGTTGTATTATCTGCACTTACATAAGTTTCAATAATATCTCTAAAGTTAAAAATTCCAGCCCCTACATTGTTTGGTACAGTTCTAAATATACCTATCTGTGTACCTGTATTTGATAAGCTGACAATTGAGCTATCACTAATATGTACCCTTGCTACAAATTTAACCTCTAATTGTGCCTGAACTACAGGGCTGTTAGTTAATACGAATATAATATCCTGACCTACTGGTACGAGGTTTTTGTAAAGTGGTTTTTGTTGTATGCTTGTAGCCATTTTATTTTGTTTCTGTTCTTATTAAATCAATTACACTTAAATTAAATTCTCTAGCAAATTCTGCTTTAAAATTTCTATATGTTATCCGTAAAGCATTTTGAAAAAAACTGATGCCTTTTATTCCTTTTGTCCATATTACCTTTACCATCGCTATTTTAAGACCTACAGTGCTTTGGTATTGCCCTTTTTTATTTCTAGGCTGTAAACCTTTTTTTCTTATAAAAGAACCTATGCCTTTGTATATACTTCCAGATGACTTGCCACTACCATATCTGAATGGTGAATTTAATACCTCAGACTTCCAGTTTTTAAATTGGTTTATTCCTGAATATGTACCTTTATGTTTACCAGACTTAATCTCTCCACCAGCTCCAGAAACACCTTTATCTACAAAAGCTCCATAGCCTTCCATTATAAAGTCTAGGGTGTAAATACCATCACTAGTTTGTATATTGTATTTTAAGCTGCCTTCTAAGTTACCACCACCTTTTCCACGCCTTTTTAAATTTCCAGCAGAAAGGTTTACTAACTTTTGCCCAAAGTCATTTATAGATTTTTCAAGTCTTGGGTTTGCCATTACTCAGTTAATCCTACAAATATTTCTACTCTAGGGTTGTAAGAAGCACCAACTGGTTTTACTTGTAAGCTGGCTATGTTCTCCATAGTACCAAAGCTAGGTGATACATCAGCTTCACCTAAAGCTATTGCAGCACCCTGACTTAATATGTGAGAGTTGCCAGCTGTTATTGTTACTTGATAGTTACTTGCTGTTGTTACAATTGCTAATTCAATTTCTGCGTTTGCATCAAGGTTAGTCACTCTAATATACTTTGTCCTGTCTACATCAATAGCTCCTGCTGATGTATGTGGTGATGCTGCAAATACAGCTACTATTGTAGTTTGTGAATGTGCACATGTCACTATCCTTTCAAATACATCTCCAATACCTGTAGTGCTTACTACGTTTGTACTTCCTCTAAGTGACCCGTTTAAAGTTACCGTTTCTGTTAATGTTGTTACTAAATCTGCCATAATTATTTTTTGTCTATTTGTTTAAGTTTATTAATTGCCCAGCTTACACCTGATGTACCACCCCAAGCATCCCACATAATACCTCCACATCCTTCTGAATAGGGTACATCCTTATGCTGTTGATGTCTTTTAAATGATGCCATTCGTGCTATTGTATCTCTGCTTATATTTTTTTTATTAGCTAATTGGCTTGCTCTTGTCCAACCCACCCTAGTTCCACAATCACTACCATTTTCTTTTTTCCATTTAATAGCACGCTTTGCATTATTACTAGCACTATCAGGATAATCATTATAAGTTTCTAAATTTATACTTATGTCCTCCAATTTTTCTATAAGATCTTCGTAATTCATAATTTAATTTTAATTGTTGGAGGTATTATTTTAATCTCTAAAAAACCAATCTTTATTTTATTTAATTTCTTTAAAAACTCTATCATATTAATATCCTGCGCCTTTTTGTGTTACTGGTATAATACAAGTTTGGAAATCATTTTGTACCAATACATTTATAGTAAATACCCATCCAGCACATAAGTTGTCAAATCGTTCTTGAAATGGCTCTATACTAAATTGACCATCTGTAAAATATAAAGGACTATTTATGTCATTAACACCTGCTAGACTTTGTCTTTCTGAATGCCTAAGTATACCAATAATGTCTGTACATATTTGTAGGCACTCATTATATACATCTTGTTCATTACTTAACTGTTTAACCAACTTTGGAAAGTTTGCGTTTTGGTTGTTTAAAGTCCAGTTTTCATCTTCACTAACTAAATCCATTACAAACACTTGAAAGCTATATTGTAATTCACTATCACCAGTATTAACACTTGTTGGTGTAATATGAAGTAATGGAAACTTTGTATTTTTTTCCATATCTATTTGCCAAATGTCACCTACAGATGTTGTAAATATTTGGTCATGATACTCTCCGACTCTCAGTAAAGTGTTAATGACATTGTTATAAGTTTTGTTATTGACCATTTAATTGTACGTTGTTTTGTTGTTGCATATCTGTTTCATAACTTAACCATGTCAGACATTCTAATAATTCAATTTTTGCCACTTTTCCTAAGTTTGTAATCTTGCCATCTGTTAATCTATACATCACTCCGAACCACCCCCACTTGTCAGCGAAGTCTCCATCGAATCTGTCATTAGTGGTTTTATTTTCGCTTCCATTAAATACGATTGCAAAGTCATTAATAATTCGCTGCCGAAACTGTAAAAAAAAACCAGCGCACTTTGCACTTGATTTGCTCTCATATTATTAAATGCTTTTACTCGTTCTTCAATATTACTGTCATAAGCTTCGATAGTGTATTTCTTGCCATCTCTTGACTTAATTGGTCTATATAATACAGCCATTATTTCTTTTAAATGTTTTTCATATCCATCCTCTATATAGTGTTCAAGGTCTGCATATTCACCTAATGTTATTTCATCAAGATTAGGATGGAAGCCATATTCAATACCATTAACAATTATTATATTGTGAAGCTCAGTATCATCTAAAGCTTGCAGACTTGCCATATTAGAAAGTATTTGAGATATGTCGTGTAAGCTTAAAGCCTTTGCAAACTTTTCTGGAATATCACTCATAGTTTTCATTAATTCAATAGCGTCTTTTGTGTTATTACCTTTTTTATGTGCAATTAATCTTGCATAAGTTTCAAGTGTAACATCACTCCAATTATTTATTAAATTAAATTCGTGTATTTTTTTATCTTTTTTGATCTTTACTTTCATAATAATATATAGAAAAAATTGTTTTTTAGTTTATTAATTGTATATTTGCACTTCATTTCTTATTGTTTACATTTCTTTTAGGGGGTTATCATTATGATGCCCCCTTTCTATTGTAAAAAATATTTGCCTGCATTAGGATTATCTAAATGATATATCACGTTGTATCTTACACCATCTATTGCGTGATTGTAATTATCTACATATAATTTAGATCCTTTATCTGCATATATATAGTTGTTCAACTCCTTTGCAATATTAGTAGATTCAGGTGATACTACCAAATGAAAATCTTGCATTCTGGTTATTCCACTTTCTATCGTTCCTTTTTTAACTGGCTTTATATTTACACCTTGATGCCTTAAGTCTGCAATTAATCTTGGTTCTGCACTATCTGCTATGATAAGTTTGTTACCTACCTTGTCTAGTATTATCTTTGTTAATTCATGAGATTTTAAGCCATTCTGATATATATGCTCATGTATGTAAATTGTTTTATGTTTTCTGTCAATCGCTACTTCTGTAAGTGAGTCAGGATCTACAGAGAAACCAAAGTCCATACCACAAGATGTCTGTAAATTATCAGGATTGAATTCACCTACACTCCAATTCTCAAATACAACTCCTTCTGCTTTATCCAACCACCCTCCTAAGATCTTGTGCTTATACTTTTTAAAATTAGTATGTTTTATGCTCTTAATACGCTCTAGGAAGCTCTGTGAGAGATTATCTATGTTATCTAGGTATGTACTATGGATGTAGCATACATTGTCTTTAAAGCCATTAAAACCACCTTCAACTCCTTTGCTTTGAAAAAATCTATCATAAATCCAATGTTCTTTAGTAACAGGATTTAATATTAATATGATTCTATTCTGAATATCTTTTTCTCTTATACTAAGATCTATTGTATCAAATATATTTTCATCTATAAGCTCTTCAGCTTCATCTAATACCCAAGTGCTTATACCTTGTAATGACTTTAGGCTTGCAGTCTGATTTCCTGCTGAAGTCCTTATTCCTCTAAATAAAATGTCTGATTGATTGCTAGTATTTAATACTTCAGACTTATTAATACTAAAGACTTCATCAAATCCTAGAAGACCTATCTTTTCTAAGAACTCAGGAATTATAGACAAGTGAGCTGAAGTCATTGTAAATCTTGTAAAGAGTATTCTTATCCCTTTAGTCATAGTAAGTAAAGTAAGAAAGACTGTAGCAGCAAAAGATTTTCCAGAACCTCTACCTCCTGTTATTATAAAATAACGAGCATCAGATTCAAACAGAGGATTGTATTTCTTATTCAGTTTCAGTTTCTATAAATGTAATTACAGGCATATTAATAGCTTTATCTCCTGAAGTTATATCTACTCTATTAGTTTCATTCCATCCTAGTCTAGTCTTTGCAGCGTGAATAACAACCGAAGGAACTTTATCCTTTACGCATTCATAATACTTTGACTTAATAAAGTCCTGTTGTATGCTTTCTATTTCTTCTACTTTAGCTGCAAATTCTTTATCTTCTTTTAACCACTTATAATAGTTAGTTCTTGATAGGTCAGTTTTCTTTAATGCAGTTGTTACTACACCTAAGCTAGCCTCTAATGCTTTTAACATTCTGTCTTTAGCTATTTGTGTTCTATTCTGTTCCATTCTTTATCGCTTTTTGTCCTGTAAATTGTTCCCATCTTTCTATTATTACATCACAATACTTTTCATCTAATTCCATACCATAACATTTTCTTTTAAGTTTCTCTGCTGCTATTAGTGTTGAACCACT